CGCGCCGACGAGCAGTCACAACCGATCATCGAGATTGCCGAGTTCCACCTTCGCTACGATTGCGACGGCGACGGCATCTTGGAGGATGTCATGCTGCTGGTGGACCGCCGCAGCCGCGCGCCGATCTTCTACGACTACGAGGCGAACATCACCGCCGACGGCCTCCGCCCGTTCGTGGTGGTCCGCGTGAATGAAGTCCCTGGGCGTTGGTATGGCATTGGCGCGATGGAGATGTTCGACACCTCGCAGCGGATTGTTGACCTCCTTGTCAACCGATGGAGTTTCAGCAACTCGAAGTCCGCCCGCGTGGATTTCTGGAATCCTCACAACACGATTGAAGGGCGGGCGAACCAGAACCTTGAATTGAACTGGGGCGGCACCTACACCCCGGCACCGGGGAAAACCGCCAAGGATTGCCTTGAGAGCGTCTATCTGGAAAACCAGACAGGCGATCAGGTGCAAGAGTTGTCAGAGTTCTTCATGCAGCTCATGACCAACGAAAGCGGCGTATCGAATTCCAACGACGCCGAACTTGCAGGCTTGGAATCCGGCAAGCTCGCCACTGGCATCAGAAACATCGAGAAGTCCGGCCAAGAGTTGTTTTCCCTCCACCTCGGACACTTGGAACCCGGCGTGAGCGAAACCCTTGGGAAAATGGTCAAGCTGATGATGAGTCGCCTAGACCCCACGGAAACCCACCGCTATTTCGAGGATGGCGAAGGCGGCGAAGGCTCGGGCGAGTTCCGCGAGATCAACGCGGGGGACATTTCAAACATCGAGCTGGATACTCGGATCCTGCTCACCCGTTATCGCGGGGAACAAATCCTTGAGAGCAGCATCCGCGCTTGGGAGATCGTTGAGAAGTATTACGCCCAACCATCCATCGACGTGCAGATGCGCACGCAGAACATGGCGATTGATATTCTCAAGGCACTCCAGATCCCGAACGCCGACCGCGTGATCGAGCCGATCCAATTGCAGGCCATGCCGACCGCCCCCGTCGCGCCCGGTGCTGCCGCCGCCGTTGCTCCGAAACCACGTCAATCCACACCAAACCTATGAGAGCAGACCCGAAAACCGAAATGATGCGTGCCGCGAACTCCATGGTCGCGGATATTGATTACCTTGCCACCCGCGAGGAGTTCACCCGATTCATGGATTCCTTCAAATCCCGAGCCGATGGATTGGCGGAAGAAATCCTTCACGCCGACATGACGGCGGAAGAGCGCGAAGCCAAGCGGCAGTTCCGCATGGGAATCATGGAAGTCTTGCGCTGGCCATCAGACACCAAGCGGTCTTGCATGAGGCTCTTGAATCAGAGCTAGAGCTTGGCCCCGGTGTCCGCATCCCACACGGCGACGGGGGGCGCGTCCTTGGCGTAGGGCCACCATTCGGTAGCCTCATGGATGAAATGGGTTCCGGATTCCTCGGACCATGCGTCGGCGGCGAAATAGACTTGGCAAGTCGCGTCGCCGCTTTCGAGCCGCAGGATGTATTGGCAAATCGGTTCCGCGTATGCGCTCCAATCATAGCCGTAGCCGTCGTCATAGATATTGGTTCCGCCGAAATATTGCACCGGGTAGTAATCGGTCCAAAGCATCTCAATCTCCAGATAGAACTTGTTAGTTGCAGCGAAAAGCCCGTCCGCCGGATCGAGCTTGACGACCGCCACGCTGTCCCCGCGCTTCACTTCCGCTCTTACCCCAACGCCAACGAAAGGCGTCCCCCACCATTGCGAATTGCTAGACTGGGTGCCGTTAAAGTCATCCTGCTCGAAAGAAAAGGCGTCGACGTGGGGAGTCTTCCACGCGTCACGCCAGATGCCATACTCGCTCGCCGCGATGTCGCTGTAATGGCTGCCGGTTCCGGAGTTGTATGTCGCTCCGTTGTAATCGTCGCCGCCGAGCTTGCAATAACCGCGCTGCTGATAGGTTGACGCGCTGACATCAAGCCGCCTGTTTGTTGGAGCGGTCGTAGGGGCGCTGATCGTTGAAAAACCAACGTCATATACTGTTACTTTCCACGATGCGCTGCCGCCCGTAAACTGAGCGTCTTTGACGCGGTAGAATATCTCCGCGATCTGGCCGAGCGTAACCTCCATCGGAAATGCCGTGCCGTCACCAACCTCGCCTGCCGTTTTATCGACAAACTCAAATCTCAGGTCGGCGGTGAAAACTCCGGCACTCATGGTAATGGCGGGGCGTAGCTGTTGCGGCTGTTAGCCTGCACTGGAAGCAAGGCAAACTCGCCGTTAGCGACAATTAACAGCTCATAGCTGCAAATCTCATCACGGCGGCACTGGGTGATGTCGTGGCGGTAGGTCGGCGGACCGGGAGCCGGATCTGCGGGGACGGTGACCGCCAGCGTCTCGGCGAGCACGGTGTATTCCTCCTCGTCCGTGCTGGTTGGCTGCGCGGCGTGAAATTCGATGACGGGCGGATGTTCAGAGTCATATACCCGGCTCGCGTTGTCTCTTGTGACTTTGAGCACAACAAACCCGCCGCCTTTCGTCGTCGTGGTATCGTCGCCTAGCGGCACTTCAACGACATCCGCCACCTTGACCCGTGTTCCCTGGATGACGGCGACGCCTCCCCGTGCGCTGAATTTCGGCTCCTCGTCAGTCTCGCCGCTTTGCGTCACCTTCCACATGTGATTAACCGAGGACTCCAACGTCACCCGCCCAAGGATGCTCCCTAGCACGCGGATTTGATTCCCCCATCCTTCGATGCCGGTTGGCACCACGACGATTTCAGTTCCCACGCCCCGCAGCCTGGATTGCACGCCGTCTAAGTCGCGGAGCAGTCCGGAGACTTTCGATTCCAAGCGGGCGATGTCGGATCGTGAGTGGTCCATAACGCAAAAAAGATACAAATGCACAAAAATTGCAATTCTATTCTTGACGAAACGTAAAGACTGGGGCCCATCGTTTCCATGTCAGACACAGATCAGGCGCAAGCCGACTTGCCGGAAGACGACTCAACGGTCCTCGATCCATTGGATACGAGGAACTCCCTAGACAATGGGACCAGCGAACTCGCCAGTTACGAACAGGAGATTTACTCTCTTGAACTCACCGACGCGCAACCCGAGCAAGGCGATACGCCTGCTGAGGAACCTGCCGCAGAGGAAGAAGCCAGCGAAACGCACGAAGAATCTTCCGGGCAGGAAGACGACGAAGAGACGCAGGCGCGTGAACAAATGCGCCCAAGGCTCAAAGACCCGCTCGACATCGCGGTTGCTTCACTGGCGAAAGCCAAAGGGATTTCCCTAATCGAAGCAGCCAAGATCATCGACGGCAACACGTCGCCTAACCAAACAACCGCCACGGAGAGTCAAGATCACACGCAGGCCGAAACCAGCACGTCCGAAACCAGCACGTCGATCACTCAGCAAATCAAGGAACTACGGGTAAAACTCAAGGAAGCCACTGGCGCGCTTGAATTTGAAACCGCAGCGGAAATTTCCGACCAGATTGAGGAGTTGCGCGACAGGCAGGTGGACAGCCGCATCGCCGAAGTGCAGGAGCAATCCCGCGCCGAAGTGGCTAGATCACAAGAATTCGACGCCAAGTGGGAGGAGAGCAAGCGCCAAGCCGTTGCTTTTTATCCTGACACTGACAAGCCGGATTCCGATATCAGCCAGCGCATGATCGAGATCAATGATTGGATGCAACAAAACGGCGATCCGATTTTCCACTCTCCAGACAAGTTGTTCATCCTTGCCAAGATGGCCGCCGCAGAACTCGGAAAACCGATGAAGCGCCCCGTCAGCAAGGAAACCCCAAGACCTTCCAAGAGTCCCGTCCAACCCGCAAGCGGCAACGCTCGCACAGCCCCCACTAACCCTACCAAACGGGCTAATGAGGAGTTGGAAGGCATTAACTCTTTGGATGCTTTTGAAGCACTCATCGGAGCAATGTAGTTTCGGTCTCTCGTTTTCCCATCGGTAGTTAGATGCGGGGTTTCTCCTGTTCCGGCAACGGAACGTCTCCTGAAACCAACCAACTAAACCACTACCATGGCCATCGACATCACACCAGCCACGACTGGAACCAACCTGCTCAGTCAGGACGCCGCCTCCCTCCGCCAGAAATGGCACAAGGGTGCTCTACTCGCCGAAGAAGAGGAAGATTTCTTCCAACAATTCGAGGGCAACGAACGTGCTCCCATCTGGGTGCAGAAAGACCTCTCCAAAGGAGACGGTGCCAAAATGACCTTCACCACCACCTCCGGTTACTACGGAGAGGGTCAATACGGCGAAGGACTCTTTGAAGGCCCGGACGACTACGAGAAGGACGACATCGACTCTTTCGAGCTGAAGGTGGATTACATCCGCAATGCCGCTTCCCGCTCCAAGCGCGCCGACGAGATCATGGGCCTCATGGACGAACTCAAGTCCATGGTTCCTGTCAAGCTCGGCAAATGGCTTGGCCGCGTCAAACGCGACAACATCATGGGTCTTTGCACCCTGACCTTGCCGCAGGATAACCGCATCTATGCTGGCGGCAAAACCCTCGCAACTCTCGGTTCTGCCGACGTGTTGAGCTGGGATGATGTCGTCATCACCGGTGCCGCCATGAAACCCCTCGGCGGCCTTCCAGCCAACGTGGCGGCGAACGGCAGCAATCCTATCTGGTCGCAGAACTTCATCCCTTCCGAAACGGCTGCCCTCAGCCTCCGTCTCGATCCGGATTACAAGACTGTGCTTAGTTCCGGCGACGTGCGCGGACGTGGCAACACCCTGTTCAAAGGCGGATACCCCGCCATTGACGGTCACACCATCATCCCTCACAACGCACTCAACCACGCTGGCAAAGGCGCGGTCGGTTCGTTCCTCGCTCCCGAAGCGTTCCTCGGTCTTGCCATCGCTGGCTACGCCGACACAGCCCGCACGCTCTCGGGCGGTGGCTCTGACAACGCCGACGACGCATTGACAGGCACCGGTAAGCCTCTCTGGTTCAAGTATTTCGGCGGCCACGACTTCCAATTCGTGGACACCGGTGTGCTCGACGTGAGCGCCTCCGCGATCGGCGACGTTGCTGGCCCGTATTACGCGATCATCTACAACACCAGCGGCGCAAACGCTGGCAAGTGGGGTTTCGTGAAATACACCACTGGCAACGACGGCAACAGCATTGATGTCACCGAGTTCCTCACTGGCCAAGCCGACGGAACTTACCGCAAGGGCACCGTTGGTTCGGTCACTTGGAACGCCGCCATCAACACCGAAGTGTGGGCGTCCGGCGCTCTCATCATCCCTGCTAACGCCAAGGGTGTTCCATTCGGCCACACCATCGCAATGGGACGTGCCGGCATCGTTCGTGGCTACGGCTCCGAGCGCGCCAAGCGCGACATCGAGATGGACAACGGCAACTTCATCAAGCGCGTGTTCATCATGAGCATCTTCGGTCAGGCCCTTCGCCGCGACCGCAAGAACCGCGTGCCTGCTGTCGCCTTGCTGACCCACGCCCTCAACCGCCCCGGCATCAACCTGCCAACGATTGCCTAACCCAACTTGGAGGGGGCGGAGCAATTCGCCCCCTCCTTTTCCCTTTTCTCTACTATGAAAGCCGTTTTCCGCGTTTCCAACCGCCTCCGCGCTGGTGCTCCAATCCCTCGGGATTTCCTGCCGATTCCCGGAATCGAGCATCTTGGGCTTTGCTTCCAACAGAAGATCATCACCGATCCTGCGGAGTTCAACGCCACCTTGGCCCTGATTGACGACCCGCGCTTCCCGCGCCGTGGCGCTGTCATTTCCGCCTACATTCTCACTCCTGCCGACGAGGCGAAGCTGACCGCTAAGCCGGTCGTTATCGCGCCGGTTGTCGAGGTTTCCGAACCGGAACCGGAACTGGTCGAGGAAATCGCTCCGGTCGAGGAATCCGCTCCGGTCGTTTCCGAATCCCCCTTCCGCATGGAAGGCAAGGCCATCTTCCTCGGAGCTGACCGCGTAGCCGGTCTTTTCGGTGAAGGAGACAAGCAACATTTGCGTGTCGCAGCCGAACACGCCGACCTCCGCCCGGAGCTCGAAGCATGGCTGAAATCTCAACCAACCATCTAAACCACCATGTCCGCACTATCAGACGCCCTCGAAACCTCGTTGCTGAACCATCTGCTCCGAGCCACTGCATACACTCCCGCAACCGCGCTTCACTTTGGCCTCTTCCTCACCGACCCCGGCGAAAGCGGGGTATCCGGCGAGGTTTCAGGCGGAAGCTATGCCCGCGTAGCCGTTACCAATAATTCGACCAGCTTCGGACTTGCTTCTAACATTGCAGGGAAAAGCAACGCCATCGACATCGTGTTCCCGGAAGCCACCGCCGCTTGGGGAACCCCGAAGTTTTGGGCTGTTTATGAAACCCCAACATCGTTCACTGGCACTACCACCAGCGGAAACGCCACCATTGCGTCCGTTGCCGACACTAGCGCAATCAAAGTGGGCATGGCGCTTTCTGGAACCGGAATCGCCGCTGGCGCTACCGTGGTTTCGATCGTGCTAAATACATCCGTGACCATGAGCTTGGTCGCTACCGCCTCGGGCACCGTATCCATCGCTGGGGAGCAGATGCTCGTGCACGGGGCTCTCTTGTCTCCGCGCTATGTTGCGACTGGCGACACCCCGAAAATCGCGGCTGGCGCGATGAGCGTCAGCTTTGGATCCTTGACGGGAATCGGCCTGACCGACTACGCAAAATCCAAGTTGCTCGATCTGGTGTTCGGCGCTTACGCCTTCACCCCTCCCACAACGGTTTATGCGGCAGTTGCCACCGGACTGACTACTGCTGGTTTTACCGAGTGGACAGATTCCAGCTACACCCGCCAAGCCGTCACGTTTGGGGCTCCAAGCGGAGGGGTTTCTTCCAACTCTGGAGTAATCACGATGAGCGGGGCGGTGGTTTCCTCCATAGGCCCGCTTACCCAATTCCAGCTTCTTGATAGCGCCACCGTAGGAAACGCCCTTTTGAGCGGCCCGCTATCTTCCGCACGAACCATTCCGGTTGGTGACAGTTGTAAATTCGCCATCGGTTCAATCAGCTGCACGCTTCAATAAATGACTCTTGTTGGGACATGTGCTGATGCTTCTGGGACAATCTCGAATACCACCGCGTATTCGGGGTTGGCCACGGGCATGAAGATTGCTCCGTGCGTGGTGTTCCCATCAGGAGCGACGGTAACAGACATTGAAGGCGTGGCGGGCCTTTCTTTCACGGTCACTCCCGTTGCGTCTGAAGAGGCATACAAATACACGTTTACGCTTTACGAACCCAAAGCGGGAGGGGCAGCAATCGTGTATGCTGAGGCGATAGCGGTTTCTGCCGCCGTGGCAGGGATTCTGATTTCTGGCGCGGCCGTGATGTTGGAATCGTCGTTTTTAGATGGAGTCAAAGCCACGGCGACAACGAGCGGCGGAAACTCCCCGTTTGCTTTCCACTGCATCAACACCGCAGCGGCCACGGCGACAACCAATTGGGGACGCCGTGTTGATCTCGGTTTTATTGGCCTTGAAGCCGTATCCGCGAAGTCTTTCTTGTCCGGCCACAGCTCTCCGTTTGCTTTCCACTGCATCAACACCGCAGCGGCCACGGCAATAGCGGGCGGCCTCTTTGTATTCTTTCGAGCGACTGCTTCAACTTCAGCCACGGCATCGGCTCCAATCAAGGTAACGAGAGATCGATTCATAGAAGCAAAACCAAGGACACTCTCTCGCGCCAAGGCCGAAATTAGCGGCTTCAATAGTTACGTTTAAGCCATGACTATCACTACCGCCATCGCAGTTGTATCAGGTTTTAACGCCGCGCTCCAAGCGGAGGCGTTACAGTCGGCTACCGCCATCGCAGTTGTCACCGGCGCGAGCGACATCCGCACGCGCTCGGTGTGCAGTCTCATCCAAGAGTCGCTTTCGTTGTGGGGGTTCCTCTGCGCGAAAACCGCGCCGGACTTCGCCAAGTCCCGCGCTCTCACCGATCTCAACACCGCGTTGCAGCTCGTCTGGAGCAATGCCGACGGCAACGACTACTGGACGAACGAGACGCTGACGATCACTCTGGCAGATACGGAGGATTCCTATGACCTGCCGGACACGATCCAGAACGTCAAAGGCCCGTGCCGCCGCGACGACACCAAGCAACCGCTCGCGGCGATCGGTTCGATCAGCGAGTTTGAATCATTCGTGGACCTCTACTTGGACGGCGACGCCGCCTCCGGCCCGGTGGCCTACCATATCGAATCCATGAAGCAGGCGGGCGAAGATCCGGCGAAAACCGTCTTCCGGATCACTCCGGCAGTTTCCGGCACCAGCGTAGCATTCCTGCTCGACGTGGTGAAAGAAGCACCCCGCTACACCACTGCGGATCTCGTCTCCTGCCCAGCGGTGCCAATCCCTCACCGCTACGCGGAAACCCTCCTCATCCCGATCATCCGCTACCACGCCTCGTCCTACTATCTGTTTGAGGCACTTGACCCCAAGCAGAAGGAAACCATCGACCGCGAATACCAGCAAGCCCGCCAGCAGCTCGGGCTTGTCGATCCAAACCCGGTGAAGGAATCCCCATCCTCCAGTAAAGAAGCATGAACGCATTCGCCTTCGCCAACCGACTTTGCCGAGACCTCAATGCTGAGAGTTTCGCGGACGTGTCTTCAAGAGATCGGCAGGAAATACTGGACGCCATCAATGGCGGCATCCAACGCCTCGACGCCCTCGCCTCGCATGAGTCCCGCACCACCACCGTTGGCTTCTCGCTCGCCGCCCCGGCCACCGTGTCCATCGGCGTGACGACTGGCAGCACCGGGACGACTGGCACCGCGTTCACGGACGATCAACTTTACCGGACCATCCGCGTTGACGGCGACGACATCGACAACCAGGTCATCGCGGCTGGCGAACTCCTGCACCCGTATTCCGGGGCCACTGGCACCGTTTCGGCGATCATTTACAGCGACGCCATGACGGTTCCAGAACCTTATGACGAGGTTGTCGGAAACATCCGGATTTTGGAAACTTTGCGCGAGATTGAAAACCGCGTCGTGGGGCAGTCATCCCGCAGAACCGGCGAGCCTCGGTCATTCATTGTTGAGCCAAACGCCCGCAACCAAACGCCTCCGGTTCCTGCCGTGATCCGTTTGGATTCCTTGCCCAGCCGAGCCTATCGGCTCGAAGCTAAATTCACCCTCGCTCCTTCGCGTGTGGCATTTGCGGACCTGCTCACAGCCGGGAGTAACCTGCCAATCCGCACGGAATACATCGAAATTTACCTGCTCCCCATTTGTCGCGGCCTGCTGGCCACCTCGGAAATGTGGAAGAACGCGGACACCCGCAGCATCGTCATGAAGAGCGCGGAAAAGGCGGAGTCGGACTTCGCAACCCGCGTCCCTCGCACCCTCGCTACTCCGCGCAACCTTTGCAGAACCAAACCCGGATTCTAATTCATGGAAAACATCATCCCTATCGCCGATCTCCCTGCGTTCATTGCGAACACCGTCGCCAACATCTCCAAAGGCGTGGCGCTTGCGCGTGAGCAAGGCATCATGGCGGAACTTCCAAAAGAAGTCGGATTCGAGGTGACGCTGGTTCAAACGTGGCAGTCATCCGACCTCGTGTTGGTTTCTACCGACGTGAACAGCGGAATCGACGGGACCACGGTCACGGAGGAGCGGCATTCGGACGACACGAGCACGTCCACCGACACGAACACGTCGTCGGATACGAGCAACGGCACCGACACAAGCACGTCCACCGACACGAACATCTCGTCGGATACAAGCAACGGCACCGACGCGAGCACGTCCACCGACACGAACATCTCGTCGGATACAAGCAACGGCACGGATTTCAGCACGTCGAGCGACACCAACGACTCCACCGACAACAATAAAACAACGGACTTCAGCACGTCGAGCGACACCAACGATTCTACCGACAACAACAAAACAACGGATTTCAGCACGTCGAGCGACACCAACGATTCTACCGACAACAACAAAACAACGGATTTCAGCACGTCGAGCGACACCAACGATTCTACCGACAACAACAAAACAACGGAAAGGGGCGACGTTACCGACAGGGGAAACAGCACCGCCATCCACGATGCCACGCAGAGCACGGAGAATTTCACATCCTCAGCATCAGCCTCCTCTAGCACTTCCTAAAATCCACCATGGCCAACACCCTCGACACCACCAGCACGACGTTAGGCAAGTCATCAACCGATTCGTCGGAGAATTCAACGCGGACCAACAACGGTTACTCCACAAGCGACAAGAAATCGTTCTCAAACGGGACTTCCACCAAGGACGGGAACTCCACAAGCGACAAGAAATCGTTCTCAAACGGGACTTCCACGAAGAACGGGAACTCCACAAGCGACAAGAAATCGTTCTCAAACGGGACTTCCACGAAGGACGGGAACTCCACGAGCGATAAGAAATCGTTCTCAAACGGGACTTCGACCAAGAACGGCACCTCCACCAATACGAAGGAGTCCACCAGCAACGGCACGTCCGAGAAGAAAGGCACCTCCACCAATACGAAGGAGTCCACCAGCAACGGCACGTCCGAGAAAAACGGAAGCTCCACCAACACGAAGAATTCCACCAGCAACGGCACGTCCGAGAAGAACGGAAGCTCGAAATCCGTCGGAACCACGCGCAACAACGGCACGTCCAGCAAGACGGGTGAGTCCAAGCAGCTCGCCAACATCGCCTGCAAGGTTACGTTTTCAATCCCCATCCTTGGCCGCGTCCCTGCGGCCTCATCCTGCTAATTCATCATGGCTATCAGAAACAGAATCCGAAGCATTGCAGGCGCGTTAATCCCGGGGATTGACGCGGCTGTGACCGCCGCGTTGGCATTGAAAGCCGATAAAGACGATCTAGGTATTCCAGAAGCCGCCACCATCACGCCGATCACCGGCGACGAGATCGCGCCCGCGCTGAGTGGCGGGGTCCTCGGGAAGATCACCTACTCGGCGATCAAAACATGGGTGCTCTCCGGCCTGCAAATCGCATGGGGCAGCGTGACCGGGAAGCCGACGACGCTCGTAGGCTACGGCATCACGGACGCGGAACCGGCAAAAGGAGCGGACGACAACTACGTCACCGACGCTGAGAAAACCAATATCGGCAACCTCGGCACCGCCGCCTACACCGCGAGCACCGCCTATGCATCCGCCCTTGGAGCCGACGACAACTATGTCACGGACGCCCAAAAAGCCGCGCTGCATGCCGCTGCCACCGTATCCGGCAACGGCATCGCCCTCACGGGTCAGCAAATCAGCCTATCTATCGGCACTGGATCGACGCAGGTAGCCGCTGGCAATCACACGCACAGCGGGGTTTACGCCGCATCCAGCCACACGCATGTTAGTGCGGACGTAACGGATGCCAGCACGGGGGGCAATGGCGCAACCGACTCTGGCAAATTAGTTAAATTTGGAGGGGAGGGAGGGGGTATTACTTTTGCCGGCACCAATACATTTGGTATCTCGGGGACCTCAACCAACGGCAACGGTGTTAGGGCCTCCAGCAGTAACGGCAACGCACTATCTGCGGTGGCGTCAGGCAACGGTGCTAACTACCACGCGACGTTTGGAAATTCCGGCGATGACAGATCATTCGTCGCCCGCCTGCTAGGAGCGCTCGGATGGTGGCGGGGTGCATATACGCTCATGGTTTCCGCCGTCGATACGCTCACGGCAGACCGTGTGCAGCGATTTCCCGATAAAGACGGCACGATTGCGCTAACCAGCGACATCACTGGCACCAACAGCGGCACCAACACGGGCGACCAAACCACCATCGTCGGGATCACTGGCACCGTGGCGCAATTCAACGCCGCACTTACAGACGGGGATTTTGCCACCCTCGCGGGGACCGAGGCGCTCACTAACAAGACGCTGACCAACCCGGCGATCAACAACTACGTCGAGGGCGTGGTGGCGATCGGCACCGTGGTTTCGAGCCACCCTCTGGCGCTGACCAGCGGCACCCGCCAGCGCGTAAGGCTAACGGCATCAACCCTCTGCACTTTCGCCATGCCGACTGCCACGGACGGCAAGAGCTTCGTGCTGGAAGTCGAGCAAGCAGCCACCACAGGAGCGGGATCGGCCGCCTTCACCGACGTCGATTGGGGCAGCGCCGGAGCACCCACGATCACCGTAACAGCGGGCAAAATGGATATACTCACCTTTATGGCCAACGGCACCAAATGGTATGGCGCATACAACCAAGGATACACCTACTAACCACACACCACCATGACCATCATCCAAGCCGCTGCACAGGCGCAAGACACCATCGACCAGCTCAATCTCCGCGTTGCATCGCTGGCGTCCGAGTTGGCGACGCTCACCACCGAACACACGGCGCTGGAAGCCTACAAGAGCGCCATGGAATCCCGCGTTTCCGCCGTGCTCTCATCCGGCGACCCCGCGCAATACGAGGCGCTGGCCACCGAGTTTCTCACCCCGGTCGAGGAAAAAGCACGCCTCGCCAAGGTCGCGCAACTCGCCGCCCTCCAAGCCCAAGCCGCCGCACTCGAAGCCGAACTCGCCTAATGTTTGCCGCCCGAAACATGATGTTTGCCTCGGGCGACCCCGACCTCGCCGCGTTTATCGCTGCATCCGGGGCGTCGGACACCGCAGGCATTTCCGCTCTTGTCGCATACCTCAAGGCCGAATCACTCTGGACCAGCTCGCGCTTTTTCCCGTTCAAATCCGCGCAAAACAAGGGCAGTGGAACAACGGTTTTCGGGCTTGGGGGGTGGACATCAAACAATGTTGATTTAGTCAACGGACCTACATGGGGCGTGAACGGAGTGGCCTTTGACGCCACGGATGACAGAGCAACGTGGGAAGCTACTGGTATCGCTGGCCTGTCCGATTTGATCGTTTTTGATGTTCAGCGCCCTCTGGCAGCGTCATCTCCAGACGTTAATAGATTCGGGTTATGGTCGGTCGGCAATGTTGCTGCCGCAAATACGCGATTTTTCGTAGCATCGACAGTGACGGGATCGCTGGCTGGCGAGACGACATGTTTAGCTGTAACGGTCACATCTGCGGACGTGCGCAGGGCTGGAGCCAGCGGTATCACTTGGGGGGCTGGCGAGAAAACCCAACTCGTCGCCAAGCTCTCCGCGACAGGTTTTGGTATTTGGAAAGGAAAAACAGCAGCGACTCTAAACCTCACTGTAGGAACGCAGAATTTTGCGCCGTCGCAAGCTGGGTTCAGCACGAACTCGATCTTGCACCTTAATGCGATCAGCGACTTGAGCAATTCAACCTTCATTTCATTTGCCGCGACCACACGCGTTGCGCTGCTACTCTGTAAAACGACGCTCACAGACGCACAACGCGAAACCATCACGGATTTAATCGATGCTCTTTGACCCTCCCTTGATCTAACCGCCATGTCCGAAACACCCGATACCCACGAACTAGGCCGCCGCCTACACACCGTAGAGGAGCTGTTTGACGAGCTGCGCAAAGTCGTCTCCTCGCTGCTGGCGTGGCGGGATAAAATGGCTGGGGGGATCTCGGTCATGTGCTGGGTGGTCGGCGTGGTGCAAAGCATCGTGCTGCTGTGCCTCGGCTTTGCCGCCAACTCCCTCAACAACACCGCCACCATCCTCGGCCAACACGCGGTCGAACTCGCCACCAGCCGCGCCAAGATCGAGGCCTACATCCTGCACTCCGCCGACCGCGACGCCATCGCCGAAGCAAAGATGCGCGAATGGGTGCGCGAGGAACTCAGAAAACCCAAATGAAAGCCCTCGCCGCCATCATCATCCTCCTCCTCGCCTCCTGCGCCCCCAAGATCGTGGTGAGCCCGCTTGCGCCCCGCGCCGTGGTGGTTTCGGAAACCACCCGCGCCACCTCAACCCAAGCCACCAAAGTGAAACACAACACCGAGAAACTGGACGAAGGCATCCGGGGCGTGCAGGCGGACATCGTGAAGGGCCGCAACCTCGCGCACCACATGGCCAAGACGGGCACCGCAACGCCGACGCAACTCAAGCAAAACGCCGACGCGTGGGAGTCCGTGAGCATCAAGAACCTGTTTCTCGAAGCCGCTGTCCAGAATGCGATGATCGACGTCACCGACCTGCAAGTCATGGCCGACCGCGCCGCCGCTGAATCCGCCCTGCTCAAAGCCGACGCCGAAAAGGCTGATGCTACCGCTCTCGCCCTCCAGCAGGAACTTGCCAAGCAGGCTCCCGACGCCGCCCGTGGCCGAGCCGTCAAGCACGGCCTCTGGCTGCTGCTCGGCATCGGCGTCCTCTACCTCGCCATCCGCTTCATCCTCCCGCTCGTGAAACCGCTATGAACCCAATCGACCAACTCATTGCGGACTTGCTGGAAATCCTCAAAACCGCCTCCAACGAGCGCACCATGCCTGCGCCAGCGAAACCAAACAAACCCTATGACGCACGCGAGCATGAATCGTTTTACCCATAGCCTGCCATGAACCCTAACGACCCCTTCAACGACGACAACCCCCGCGATCTGATCGACTGGGCACTCTCCGCCGTCGCGCTCATCACCCTGATCGCCCTCGCCTATCTCATCACCCACGCAATCATAACATGAAAACACTGCAATCCATCGCCTACTACCTCCGCAACAAGACCGTCTCGCTCTTGGTGCTTGCCGCCGCCGTCACGCTCTACAACTTCCTACCTTCCGGCGTGCCGTTCACCGAGCTAATGTATAAAGCCATCACCGTGCTCGGTGTCGTGACGCTCGCCCCCGTGTTGCGTTTAATGGTGTTCAACGAAGCCGCCGTGTATGCCGAAACAGGACAGCTCTCTATTGATCTCGCGGCAGGCAAGATTACACCAAACATGATCCAATACTGGTTCGGCACCGCCATCTGTTACCTCGTCCCCATCGCCTGCATCGCGGGCATTCAGGCATGACCGCCCGCTTTAATATTCCGAAGCACTATTTAAGGAAACTCGCGTTTTCTTTAATTGTCGCATCGACGTGTATAGCCCAGCCCGCAGGCCACGCCGCGCTCAACGCAGCACGGTATCAGAATGCGACGATCCCCAAACACCGCGTCCACGAGGTGCAGGTCATCGTGGCCCGCATCGAGCGCAACCGCGCCCGCTACGAGGCGGTGAGCCAGTCCACGGGCGTTCCGGCGCACGTCATCGCCAGTCTCCATAATATGGAGGCCGGGGGATCATTTCTCCTGCACCTCCACGAAGGCTCCTCCCTGAAATGGCGAACGAAATATGTCCCGAAGGGCAGACCGCTCAACGGCACCCCGCCGTTCTCGTGGGAGTATTCGGCGAAGGACGCGCTGTTCTACGACCGCATGCACCTGAAGCAGTGGAGCGATCTCGGCGCGAGCCTGAATGCCTGCGAGGATTACAACGGCAGCGGCTACCGCCGTTACCATCCCGAGACGCCTACCCCGTATCTCTACGCGGCAACCTCAGTCGAGCGACCGGGAAAATACGTCTCTGATGGCAAATGGTCCCCCACCGCCCGCAGCAAGCAGGTCGGCATTGCGGCGATCTGGAAGGTCATGAAGCCTTGAAAATCTTCACAACTGCCCGGTCGATCGACCGCATCAACTTCTCCGTTGATTCTTCGTCCATGTCCCGGACGATCTTTCTGAATCTCCTCACCGCCGTTTCAGCGTGAGGCGACATTTGCTTGGTGGCGAACTCCGGCGACTGCTTCGCCGCCATCTTCCGGCGATCGGCCAGCCATAGGTCTTGGAACTTCTGATATTCCTCGGTGCCTTGTTTGATGCGAAGCGCCACCGTTAGGATCAAATGGACGGTCTCCCAGCGCACCGATTTTCCTTTCTCGACCTTCCAGACCGTCGTTTCCGCCACGTCGCACTTCATCGCCATTCCGAGCATAGTCAGCCCTGATTTGTTTCGTGCCTCCGCAAACGCGGACGCGAGTGTTTCTTTTTTCATACGCCCGCACGTTCCGTCAAGAACTACGGCGTGTCAAACAATCTCTTCATCCCACCCGCAGAGCAAAAGCGCCTCGCGGATCTCACGCGCCCCCGCATCGCAATCCTCCCGGCGCGTCTGATTCAAGTGAATCACCGTGTCCCGCGCTATCTGGATGGCTGTTTCGTCGGGAGTTCGCGCCACTCGGAGCATGGCCCGCGCTCCCGGTCCGCAGACGTAGAGCATTCCTGTCATTCCAAAATGGATCTCCCATTCGGGAGAGCGTTCCGTGAGTTGCTTGCTCGGGTGGAGGTTGTAATTCGTGATGCTGTTTGCGGAACTCATGGCAGTATATTTGAAACGGCGTCGATGGCTTCCTTCCATCCGGGTTGGTTGTTGCTCTGGCGGAGCATGAGGAGGTCGGCGCGGATATCCGGGCCTTTCGATTTGGCAAATTCCTCATCGCAGTCGTCGGCGAATTTATCCAATCCCTTCGCCATCTTCCTAAGTTTTTCGGGACTGATACTAAATCGAATCGTTTTGCATATCCGGCTTTTGGTGACGCCTTGGTAGTCCAAGCCATATTCGACTTCGGATGTCGTGATCCCAAGCTCGATTTGAGGCGTCAGTTTGCCGTCTTCGAGTATTGCTAGAAAATTGGCGGATGTGGTGACGATCTCTTTCACGCTGCCACCTCCCTATCCCTAATCTCATCCATCATCCTATCCGCTTTTTCGATCTCGTGCTCACGAGCTTTATGTTGGCGGTCGATGTCGTCTTCTTCATCGTCTGGTGTTGTTATTTGTTGGTCTTTCATTGGGATTATTCGCAGTCTGGTTGGGATAATTAACTGTTCTGCCCAAGAAATGAATACTCCGAAGCGACGCGCACCTCGAACTTAGCTTTCGCATCATCAGGCACTTTCTCCCACGTCTTCGGGTGGCAGTGATACATTTCCCGTAGCGGCGGAAGATCCTTGCAGGCCGCACCGAGTATGAACGACGACTTTGCTACGTATGGACGAGGCGCGAACAGGACTCCTCTTCTTGCATTTTGCAATTTTACTCCGGCTTCTTTGCGTAGATCCTTGTCGGATTCATAACTCCATTCTGTGCCAAGCTCGACAAGTTCCCATTGCTTCTCTTCCCATACTTCGCCTGTTTCAGGGTGTATTGCGGCCATGTGGGTTTCCGGCATCGACTCGTCCAGCATCATAAGAGGCAGAACAAGGCGTGAGACACAATCCCCACCAGCGGCCTTGTTGGCTTCGATGGAGTCGGAGGGTGGTTGAGCATCGTTCGTGGTCATAGAGTTTTATTGAGGTGGGGATGTGTCCACATGGACGTTCTCAAGAAATGCGCGGGCGGCGCGGCCCATGAATTTCCAATCTTCGTAAGTGTCCCAGCCGTCTATGTATCGTTCTTCGATCGCGGAGATTACCGCAATGGCGGCGTCCCGCTCGCGTTCGAGTTTGCGGCAGAGTCGCCACAGCAGGTGCTCGCATTCCGCGTGAGTGTGTTTTGCTTCCTCGCATTCGTCCCGCAGCGCGTCCAGCTCCGGGGTGTCGGATTTGTCCATGATGTTATGGGTAAAAGGATTGGTGTTGCTTTCCATAGTCCTTACGTTTCGTTGGGATCAAAGGCTCGTTTTTCCCGAGTCGTCAATCCAAAGTTTCTCAGAATCCCACAAATCATTCACGAGCGATTCCGCGTCTGACACGCTCCGGGCGATTCCCCCGATTCCGCCGCGTCGAACGACGGATTTCAGGAATAACTTCTGCTCGTCTCGCGTGGCTCCGGTGGTGGTCTTGACTTCGATGGCGAGGAACAGGCCAACCTTCCGCCCGACATCCTCGGGGCGTATGACGTGCTCGACCAGCCCGATCAGGTCGGAGGTTCCTTTCCCAAGTCCCGCTTGCACCTTCCTTGTGCCGTCGAGGGTCAAGAAGAGTCCCGTGTTGTTGCGGAGCGCCACGGCTTTCTTGGTGGCGCTGACGGCTATGCGGATGGAGTTCTGGATGTCGGTTTCGCTCATCTGTGGTGTCTATTTTGGATTCTAATTCTCGCCCATACCGCTGGCGCAGCGTAGCCACGGGAAACCCCCAGGGCTAAAAAGTCTTCGTAGGTCCGGCACATGCCTTCTTCCATTTTTTTCGCCTTCCTCACGATAAGCAGCTCTTCCAGCTCGCCCGCTTTGATCTCCGCTTTCGTTCGTGGCTTGGGAGGATATTCGTATCCGCAGTATGGACAGGCGGGAGTCGGCTTGTGCGCGCTGAAGCATTCCGGGCAGCTCCTCACCAGCACCTCGGGATCATCGTCTTTACGTTTCGTTGCCTTCCGTCCGTCGAGCGACCATTCCCGCACGTCGTCGGCGAGGCCGTGGCGTTGGCAATTCCCGACGTGATCGAGGATCACTGCATGGGATTTCCCTGCGGATTTCCTCAAGACCCGCCCGATCTGCTGCAAATGCAAAACCAGCGATTGTGTCGGCCGGAGGAGTTGCGCGGCCACGCAAACCGGGACATCCAGCCCCTCGCCGATCAGCTCGCACGAAGTGATGATTTGATATTTCCCGGTGGCCAACCCCTGAATCCGGTCGTCGCGGTCATCGTCGGAAAGATTCCCGTCCACATGCTCGGCGCGGTAGCCCGCGTTCCGGTATTCCTCCGCAACGTCCTTGGCGTGCTGGACTGATGCGCAGAACACGAGCATCGGCTGGCCATCGGCGAACCTCTGGTAGTGCTTCACCGCGTCGCCGGTGATGGACGGCTTATTCATCGCGGCCGCAAGCTCGGTCTGGTCGTAGTCGCCTCGCGTGGTCTTCAAGCCGGTGAGATTCGCCACGACGGGCGGGGCGTAATATTTGGCCGACGAGAGGAAATCGTTTTCAGTGAGCCACTTCAGCGGCGGTCCTTCGATCAGGATGTCAAACACGTCTCCAAGTCCTTTGCCGTCCAATCTGCATGGGGTGGCGGTCACGCCGATCACCTTCGCGTTTGGGTAGGCGTCGAGGATCTTCCGGTATGATCCCGAGACTGCGTGATGGCATTCGTCAATGACGATCAAATCTGGTGGAGCGAGGGTTTTCATCCGCCCCACCAGTGTTTGAACGCTCGCAACGTGAACCAATTCCTCGGGCGATTCTGGTTCGCCGGACTTGATGATTCCATGCGAGACGCCGAACGCCGCGAGCGTGTTTCCGGCCTGCCGGATAAGCTCCTTCCGGTGGGCGATGATCCAGACGCGGTTCTCTTTTCTAGCGGCGTTCGAGGCGATGTATGAGAACACGACCGTTTTTCCACCGCCCGTGCTGAGGACGATCAGCGGGCGATTCTTGCCCTCGCCGAATGCTTTGCGGGTTTGGTCGGCTAGGGTTTGTTGGTAATTTCTCAGGATCACGGGATCAGCTTGAATAACTGTTCAGCGGCTTGCTGGGTGTGGAATCGGCCTTTGGCGGCTTTGAGAGATCTGGCAGCATGAATTAGCTCGTCGCGCTCATGCTCCAAAGCCGCAGCATGATCCCAGATATCCCCAACGCTCACGCGGTGTTCTTGCGTTTCATAGAGGTTCCGCAGCATGTTAGTGTTCATGGTTTCCGGCGTGTCACTCATGCCTTTGTAATGTTCAAGGTTGAAGGCACCCTCGGCAGCGTCTCGATCATCTCCCGGTCACTACTCATCAGGAAAATCCTGCCGTGGCGTATTTTCTCTTCTGTCGAGTAGATCGACCGTTTAAACATCCCGGCAATACTCGCCATGCTGATGCCGCAGTCGTGCAGGTGGTATGCAAAGACGGTTCTCGCGTTCTGGATGTTCTGGCCTCGGTAGGCTTTTTCTGACAGCAGCTTCTCGGCGGTCGTTCCGTAGTGCACGGCGATGGCGTGAGCGCATTGCAGGATTACATCAACGCGGTCTTGTTTGGTGGGTGTCATGCGTCCACCTTTCCAAAATCAACATCAGCCACGATTTCGCCGCTAGGGGCAACGAGTTTGATTCCGATGTCGCCTTTGCCGTCGTCAACCCATTCGAGGGTTTCCGGCCATTCAATCGCCTTCTCTATGGTTTCGCCCTTGGTGGCGACGATCTCGACCATCTGGTCGTTCATGTCGCGTGCGGCCACCATGAGCCTTCCAAGCTCGTTTAGGCAATCGGTCATTTGTTCGATTGTTGGTAGCTCGAAGATGTCTTTCAGGGTGGATATATTATAGGTGGTTTTCATGGTGTTGCGTATTCTCCGTGATTCACAAAGTCTCCGTGCAACAAAATCCTTAATGATTGAGTCGCCTGATTAGCTTCTTCTGCTATGTCAAAACATGTGGTATTGTGCGTTTTGTAGTTTTTGCAAACTCTTCCATAAAATCTCCCCGTTGAGTTTTTATAAACGCCCTTAAATCCAGTTTGTGTAGTTTTTCTAAATTTTGCGTTATGGCAGTTTTCAGATCGGGACGCTTCCCGAAGATTGCAAATTCTATTATCCGCTCTCTCTCCGTTAATATGGTCGATGTCAAATCTCGGCCATTGCTCGGTTGTTATCAACCAAGCAATCCGGTGAGCCAGTAGCCTTTTATTATTGATACCTATGTATCTATATCCAACCAAACCGACTACCCCAGCAGTGTCTCCCTTAAAAACCCGACGACTAACCTTTTTCTTCCAAGTGAATTCTCCTGTCTCGGAATTATAATCAAGAAGCTCGGTTACTTCTTGCAGAGATGGCAAATTGTTATTCATGGCGCGGGAGTGTAATCACGATCAAAACACCACAACCGGAAACACGCATGGAACGCGACCAGCGCCGCTTCCCCGTTGTCCCATTCCTTCGGAAACACTGGTCCCGGTGCGTCGGATGGAATGATGAGTGAAATCAGGACTGGCAGCGGTTCGCCGGGTTCGCGGAGACAATCGCCATAGGCGGCGAGCTGCATCGACCATTCCTTGTAAAACGACGGAGCACGCTTGCCGACGAGCTTCTGCGACTTGAAGTCGATCACCGCACGGCGACCGTCCTTCAACATCGCGTGAACGTCAAGGCGGCCAGCATAGCCCAAATCACCGACAACCGATTGTTCGGCTTGGATGGTGGTTTCCACGTTCTCACGCAGCCACGTTTCCGCGCCTCTCACATAGTCGAGGATCTCGCCGGTGGCGGTGAATGCACCTCCGGTCAGCAGGTGCTCTAGCTGTTCGTGCAAGAGCGTTCCCCACTCGGCGGCCTCTCTGCCGATTCGATCAGACTCGACGGCAATTCGGGAATGCCATTGGTCTTCCGGTTCGCCTGGATTCTGCGGGGTGGCGAGTGCCGCCCGGATCGCGTTGTCCTGCAACCACGTATTCAAGGCGGGTTTCGCCTTCATGTTCAGGATGTTCGTCACCGATGGCACAAGGTTGAGCTTACGGGCGTCGGCGACGTTCGTTGGACGTGGTAGGCCGGTGGTCTTGGCGATGACTTCGTGACAGGCGGTGCCGTCGCGGTGATACCAGTGGGATGATTGTTCGGTGCGGGTGATTTTCATAGTGCTGATGGTCCGAGGATAATTGCAACCTTACGCGCTTCAGGCGCGCCGACTTCGTTCTGTTGCTCAAGGTATGCTTGAAGGGTTTCAAGATCCTCGCAGGCAATGATTACTTGCTTGCCGTTGAGGTCGGTGATGGTGGCTACGCCGGTTATTGTGTTTTCTGGTTTCATGGTGCGAGTTTCTTGGATGCTTGTTTCATTGGCAGCAGCATGGTTGACGTTGCTTCCGTCTTGTTCAGTTCTGCGGCTTTGAGTTCAAGAGCAACTGAGTTAATTGTCTTACCCATGGCATTGACCATGACGATAGCTCTAGGGACAAAAGACTTGTCAATCCATGCGGTGTAAGCGGCTTCCGCGAGATTGTCGCGGACTTCTGATAGGTTGCTGGGGTTCTTGTGCATTGTTTTAGATTTCTGTGTATTTTTAATTGTTCGCGTTTTGCTTCTAGGAGTTCGGGGTGTTTGCGGAGGATAGAGGCGGTGAGGCCAAGCCCGCCAGCTATGTATGAGCATGAGTTTTTATATTTGTCAGTTTTCCTGTAAATTCTTGCCCATTCTTTACGTTCAGGCTTTTGGTTATATGCCTTTTGCCAGTCTTTATGTTTAGGCGTCTGTCTGAAGATTTTTTTGCGGGCTCTAATGCGAGACTTATTTTCAGGCTTTTGTCTGTATGCTTTTCGGTAGTCTTTATATTTAGGCGTCTGGCTGATAATTTTTTGGCGGGCTTTAGCGCGAGCTAAAGCTCGGGCTTTGTTCTCAGGGTTTTGATACCACGCTTTAGCGCGGGCTTTAATTCGGGCTTTGTTCTCAGGGTTTTGATAAAAGGTTTTCTGGCAAGATTTGTATTTAGAGGTTTGGCAATAGGCTTTCATGTAAGCCCTTCTTTTTTCCCTCCACTCCTCCTCCGTCATATTTTTAGGCTTAGACACCGCCCACCTCCTCATCACGGCAAGGGCAAACAAATCCATGGTTAAGCCGGATAAGAGCTTTAGCGTGAAGCTTCGCCGCATCTTCATTAAGATGGGCGATTCCGTTGTAAATTGCCCTCAAGTGATAATCAGATTCGTCAAAACGGTCAGATAGAACACCGTCGCTAATTTGAAGGTCAACAAAATGAAGCATAGCATTCCTGTCTTTCGGCAACGAACTAATAGGACGAGGAAATTTAATTCCTGCGATTTCAATGAAATCACTCATGGCTGAACCTCCTCCCCATCCACAAACGCCACCGCCCCGTCAACGATATGCAATCCCTCGCTGCTGGCCGTCTCCTGAAACTTCTCAATCCAAAGTTGATAATCCCGCTCTGAAGCCAGCTTCGCCAGCATGTCCAGATTCGCGGAATTCATCAAAGCGCCCTCACGGATCACGATGATTTTCAGATTCGGATTCTGACTCATCGCAACCAGCGCGGAAACCCGGATCTGCTCCGCCGTCGAAAGCTGACTGAAAAACACGCCGTTCATCAAAACGCCTTCGTCCGTCAATTCTAAGCCGTCGAGCGGCAGGTTGGCGTCTTTGATCGCGTTCGACTTCGCAAGGTCGATCTCCTCAATCCTGCGATCAAGCGTGGCGTATTCAGCGCGGAGTTTCTTCACCCTGGCGGTGAGTTCACCGTGCTTGCGTGCTTGGCGCACGGCGCGGTTGGTTTCATCACTCTTGGCGATGGCGTCGCGGGCGGCGTCGATGGCAGAAGGATCGGCAGCAGTCGCTTGCGCGGCCTTCAAGATATTCTGCGTCTCGTCAATCATCTCGGCGCATGTCGAATGATAGTTCTCCGCGTCCTTGAGTTTCGCCTTGATGCTGTCGATTTCTCGCAAGGCGGCAGCTTCACGTTCCATCGCTTCTTTCACTTGGCGCTCGGCGGCGACAAGCCACGCGGCGTTTTTCTCAAGCGTCTGCAACACCTCCACCAACTCCACTGCGCTAACCTCTTCCGCAGGAACGTCGGCGGCAGGTTCAGGCACCGCAGCGAGCTGCGCGACCGCTTCCTTGCCGTCACGGCCTGCGGCAGTGCGTTCGGCGTAGTGGCCGGCGCGCTTAGCATCCAGCTCGGTGAAGTCGAGGCCAGCGGCAGTCTTGAGAGCTTCAACCTGCGCCTTGGGCTTCAAGCGTGTGAATTCCAGCGGGTCGAATGCGTAGTTGCCTAGCAGGCCGTTAAGAAACGTCTGAGCCTTCTGCACGGGAATTCCGTTGGCGTCGGTCAGGGTGAGGTAACTGCCCTTCTTCGTGATCTTGCGTTCCAGTAGATACTCGGCCTTGTCGGTGCCAAGGGTCAATTTCACGGAAGCCGCTGGGCGACCGTGGCGGATCGGGTCATCCAGTCCGGTGTTGCTGAGAGCGAGGATAATGCCGTCGAGCACGGAGGACTTGCCTTGGCCGTTGTCGCCGGTCAGAACGACGGGCTTGCCAGTGGTGGGGTCGATCTCGATGGCGGAGATTTTCTTGAGGTCGGTGATTTCTAGGTGGAGGATGTTCATGGTGTTGTTATTTGTAGGAGAGTGGTCCGACGCGCACGGTTTCCCGTTGCTGCGCACACGCGCCGGTTTAAAGTGCCGGTCTTTCCCGGCTGTCACCTGTGTGCGGAGCTATTGTCGATGGTTCGACGCATTTTCCAGAACTCCTATTTGGGGCCGTGCCTTCCGTCAGTGTTGCGGCCATACCGTGACGCTCTCTACGTGGCTATTGCCTCGGGCGCGTCTGACGTGGTAGAAATCTATCAGAACGGGATATGATCGTCGTCCACTTCCTCCACCGGAGCAGACGGAGGTTGTTGCTTCGCGGGCGGTGTCGATAGCGTCGTGCCATCAACCGTTGTTTTTCCGTAGAGGAATGCTTCGATCGCGTTCTTCTCGCAGTCTTTCCCCGCCTTGCTGACAAATTTCTCAATCTTCAGCTTAGCTGTTCCAGTGCGAGCCTTAATCCACTTCAGCGTATCAGCGTCGGTGAAGTTGATCTTTCGGCCAGGAGCCATCTGGCCGGAGCAGGCTTTCATGAATTGGTCGATCTTCCATTTGGCGGCTTCGCAGAAGACGAGGTTTTCTTCGACTGTCGTGGTGCGGCCGGTTCCGTCGGAGAATTCAAACTTGATGGGAAGCATTGAGTTTCCGCTGGTGCGGCCGGTGGTCATCTCGTTGATTTCGAGAATCTTCCATGCGTATTCGCCTTTCGGGAAAACAATGAAATCGCGGTCTGCTGGGTCTTGGTATTCGTATTTTGTGGGGTCCATTATAGTGGTAGTTTCAGTTGGTTGGGATCGTCAAAAATATTAGGCAGGTATGGTTCATTCATCGGTGGCAGGGGCGGAGAGTTCAGCGGTGTATTTATTCACGGCGTCACGGAAGCCATCGGCTTTGTTGAGGATGTTCTTCCGCTTGGCTTCTTTCAGGTCCGTGAGCGCCTGCCCATCGACCAGCCAGCCGATGTTGACCAGATAGGCAGTCGCCTCGGCCTCGATGCCCTTGAACACGACTGCGAGTTCATCGACACTAGCAGAGGTCTTGGCGACCGCTGCGCGCTTGGCGAATTCATCCCATGAGAGTTCCATTTCGGACGGGAGGTCGAAGCGGGACTTGGCGAGGAAACCGGGGCGCTCTTCGGTGTACATGACGCGCCGGCCTTCGCCGGACGCTTTGGATTTCTTCGCGCCTTTCTCCTTGCGGAACGATGTCTGGAAGTTGGCGAAGAACATGCAGTCCACGGCTTCGTGGAACGTCGCCGCGGATTGCTGGTGCATCTTGAGCAGATAGCGGTCGTAGCGTTCGCCTTCGATGACATCCTCGACGGTTTTCACCAGCGAGTGACCAAGACCGATGACGTTCATTTTGTTTCTCAGGCGTTTGAGGCGCTTGAAGAATTCAACCCACTGTTCAGTGGCTCGGACGTATCCCTTGCCGAACCCGCCGTCGATCTCCTCGATGGATTTGCAATTTGATTCCCGGCAAAGGAAACTCCAAAGCAGAGGTTCCAGACCGTTGATCGTGTCGAAAACCGCTGTCTCGAATTCGTGCTTCTCGTTTTCGAGCGTGTCGATTGCGGCGATGGCTTGCTGCCATGTTTCCAAGATCGGAAACCGCGCAACGTCCATGGTGCCGGTGCCGTCGTCGGTGCCGATAAAAATCGGTTTCGGGGCGGCTGCGGCGAACGATGATTTACCAACGCCACCAACCCCGTAGAGGCCGATGAAGTGAGGGCGGACGATTGGCCCGCGTGTGATGTTATTTAATAGGCTCATACTGTTATTATTTGTTTGGGAGAATGATGTCGAGGGCGTCACGGCCAGCGGCGGTGATCTGAAGGCGGAATGCACGGCGGTCTTTTTCGTCTGGAACACGCTTCACCAAGCCCATGGCGGCGAGTTTGTCGGCGATTGTCGTGACCGACGCCGCCTTGATCTTGAGCAACCTTGCCAGATTGGACATATAAACGCCTTTCTCGGATTTGTTGAGTATCGCCAGCGTGGCGATGTGGCTGAACGTCGTGATGTGGTGCTCTTTGCAGGCATCCAATGATTTTAGAAATTTTTCGGTGAAGTTCATGTTTCGTAGGGTGTCCCGATCCGGTGGGAGTTTTAAAGACCAGCAGGTCAGGCACTAGAGGTCGCCACCCATCCACCGGATCGGAAAATTGTTATCGTTCCAGATTTGCTTCGATGTAAGAGACGATGTCGGACAGGCGGTAGCCGATACGCTTCCCAACGCAGAGAGAGACACGGGGGATTCCCATGGCGTCCATCGTGCGAGGCTCGACGTTGAGTAAGCCAGCCGCCTGTGACCGGCTGATGAGCGTGATCCGGTCCCGGCACTCCGTGAGGATGTGCTGGACAATCTCGGCGCGCGCTTGGCTGAGAACGGTTTCGAGCTGTTCGGGGGTGAGGGTGATGTTCATGCGGAAAAAACGGTGATGGCGACGAGGGCGGCGAGAATGAGTGCGCAGGCGAGGATCACTCGGCCCGCCATGATCATTTTGCGGTGGCGGTATTGGTGTTCGGATTCCATGGTGGTTAAATTCCTGGGCAGAGGTGGAGGTGGGCAATGACCGCGAAAACCACGGCGTTGATTCCGATGATGATGGCGAGGGTGATTTTCATGCGGTGGCTTTTCCTGCGTCTTTTTCATTCATGGCAGCCACGGCGGCGGCGATAAAATTCACGGCATCCTCAAAAGGAACGGTGAACATTTCCCCATGCAGTCGCTCTTCATCATAATATTTATGAGAACGCCGCTCGATAACTGAGTAATGTTTGCTTTCGCATGATACAAAAACTCGCAGTATCGGAGAAGAGCTAACTGTGGATAGTGATGCCAACCGCTCTTTTGGCTTTTGTGTCTTTCCGATCTTCACGACCGAGTTTGCGTATTCAATAACATAGACAAATCCAATCTCGCTACGGCGACAGGGGCCTGCTAATTTCATGCGTTTAAGCATTTCGTTGAAAAAGCACTGGCTTTGATAATCAGGGTGCGACTTTTCCAAAAAATCAGCGGCATACGCCTCCTCAGATTCTAACCGCGACGCCTCATCATCGAAATCATCGCCGTTTAAATCGATCAATAATCGCAAAGCGCAGGCCATGAGGTCTTGCTCGACAGACTTTATGTAGAGCAACTCCCGCTTGTTGCGTGGAACGTATTTGTGAATAGCCTCGTTCCAATAATTAAGTATTGCGAGCTTACCTTGCCCATTGACCATGTGAACGCTATCCATAACGCTGATGCCTACGGGATAATATCCTCGCACCCATTGATTCTTGTTATTGATTCCGGCACCTTGGAGGACTTCGAGTTTCGTCATTCCAATTATGCGCCCGATGTCTTTTGCGCTGATTTCAAGAATTCGGTATCCCATGCGTCCAATCGAGGTGGTGACTGATAACGATGGCGCGCTGGTTGGGATGATGTCGTTCATGCCCCCGTCCTCCCCGTAATGCTTGCTTGGTTTTCCCGAATCAACTGCTCCAGCCATGTCGAGAATGACAAGCCAGAGGCAAAGGCGATTTTTTGCCCCGCCTTCAAAATGGCCGGGTTGATGGAAATGTTTTGGCGAACCTTTATGACCCTTTTTTTGGGCGCGCCCCGCTTGCGTGTAATTTGCTTTGTGCTCATTCGATGCGCAAGGGCTACACAAGCCTTGCGCACCAAGCAACATCAATTTTACAATTATTTATTTATACACACGATAAATCGTGTTGCGGTGTGTATTCCGTGGGTGTATAGTCCATTCCATGAGCGCAAAAAAAACCACGAAACCAAAGGATAAAAACCCCTTGGAGGCAGTCCGCGTGAACATTTCCCTGACGCGCGGAACGCACGAAGTCTTAAAAGACCTCGCGGACCATCAACACCTCAGTTCCTCCGCCGTGATAACCTGCCTTATTCGCCGCAAGGCGGAGGAAGTCGGATTGCTATCCCCTTCCATCAATCCCGCAAATTACACCTACGAAGACCCCGACTCCGCTGATTATCCTCATCCCTTGGGAAACGACAACAAATGCTCCCCTTCCATCCCTGCGCTTTCTGCTCTAAAACCTCCGTTTCAGGAGGAAAGGAGGCTTAGATCAAAATAAACCGACATCAATAATCCGAGTATCCGCGATTATCCTGTGGCCCGCCAATATCTCCGCCGTCGCGCTCTTGAGCCTTGTCCTCAAGCTCCATCTGCCTCATTTCTGGCGATTTTTCCATTTCAAATTTTCGCGACAAATACACCTCTTTTGGGGTTTGCGGGACAGGCTTGTTTTCGGACCATATTTTTGACATCAGCCCAAAAAACAGGAGCGCGAGAAAACCTAAAAGACCAAACATAAACAGAGGCGGGCTAATTTTCATACGCCCAAACCTACCATGCACGTCGTAAAATACAAGTCCGTTTCCGTGAACGTCTATCCATGGCGGCACCCATCCGGAAGAGAGTATTGGCGGTTCAAGCAGGGAGGCAAGGACGTGACCCGCAGCACGCTCGAAAAAGCCAAGCGGGACGCGAAGAAGCACGCTCAGACGATTTACCGTGGCAGTCTGGATCTAAACATCCTGGAAGCGGATGAAATCCGGAAACTGCAACGCATTGTCGAGGCGGGGGCACTCCAGCACGTCGAGGAGTTCCTGCTATGGCATTCCCGGAAAGCACCTAAGAAACTCGCCATTGACGCTTACACCGAATTTCTCGCTTTGAAGGAGAAGAACGCCGGTCGTTCGACTCAGAACGTCCGAACCATCCGAAAGCACGTCAAGCCGTTCATCGACATCCACGGGAAATCCGACCTCGCATCCATCACCGTGAAGGACATCGAGGATTATATGGAATCCAACCCGAAAAACAAAAACCGGACCCGCCGCAACATCAGGGCGTCGCTGGTGACGTTCTTCCGGTGGTGCCGACTCAGGGAATACCTCCCCGATGAACGCACGGCGGCGGAGAAGGCGGAGATCCCGATGGTGACTGACACGGTGCCAGAAACCTACACGCCCGACGAGCTGCGCGTCTTGCTGGCCAATGTTCGCCCGGATTTCCGGGCATGGCTCGCGGGCGCCGCGCTGGCGGGCATCAGGACCGATGAGATTTGCCCGATCGCCGGGAGTCGGAAACCTCCGCTGGATTGGAGCGACATTGACTTCGAGCGCGATCAGATCGTTGTAAGCCCTGCCACGGCCAAGATGAAGCGCCGGAGGGTTATTCCCATGTGCGCGGCACTCAAGGCGATCCTGCTGCCGCTCAGGAAGCCCCAAGGCCCCATGCACGCTACAATCGCCCCCACCCGGAGCGACGGCAAGAAGATCGTGGCAGAAACCGCCCGGCTGGGCGCATTCATCGGCGGATGGAAGGACAATGCCCTGCGGGCATCTTTCATTTCATTCCGGTGCGCCCTGAAAGGAATGGGCGTCACGGCCATGGAGGCCGGAAATTCGGAGGATGAAATCAAGAAGTCCTACCTGGATGCCAAGAGTCCCGCCGAAGCGGAGGCTTGGTTTTCAGTGTCCGCGTTTTCGCCGATCACCGAACATTTACCGAACACAGCGAAAAAACCTTGATTCTATATGGTGGAGGCGAGGGGAGTCGAACCCCTCAAGGGGTGCTTCTTTACGTTTTGTAAAGATCGGTTTTGGCTTGTTTTTTAGGTGTTTTTCTCTGTTTTTCATCCCAACGAAACGTGAAGAATCCCGGCTTTCACAGAACATTTACCGAACATTTTTAAGCACCGCCTTACAATCAATGCAGACGAGCTTTCCATTTTTCTCCATCGGTGTCCCGAATTTGCAAACCGGGCAGTCCGGCAAATCAGCGTAGGACTTCGGGGCGTAGAACGGCTGACCAGATGGCGAATGCGCGTCTTTTACCGTCGGAATGGATTCGAGTCCTTTTTTCATGGCTTTTTCAGTTTATCCCGGCAAACCACCCTCCCGGCTGCGATTTCTCGGAGCAATGCGCGCCAACTCGGCCGGCCGGAATAGATTCCGGCGCGTGCGGTGGCGTTGCATTTTCTGGAGATCGCCAGCAATGATTTGATTTCGTCGGCGTCGAGGTCGATGGTGTGGCGTTTTTTCATGCGGTTCTTCGTAAAGGGATAATATTTCTCGCTACTTCCGCATCCAGCGGGCTATCCACCGTCGTCTTGCCGGCGGTATGCAAGTAAAGCTGTGTTGTTTCCAAACTCGTATGGCCGAGCTGTTCTTGAATTGTTTTGATGTCCACCCCATCGCGCAGTAGGCCGGTGGCATAGCTATGGCGGAGCGCATGCGGGTTCACCCGTTGCGTGATGCCTTGCAGTTCCGCAGCCTCCTTTAGCGCCGTCACCAGTCGTTTGTCAGTCGCATGCCAACGATCCGTCCCATGGACTTTCTGAGATGGAAAAAGCCAATACCATGGCAGCGTCCCAAAGGTTCGGCGGCCAAACTTGCGCATCAGACTTTCCTCATTGTGCGGGCAGATGATGCCGCTTGCGCGGTCGCGCTCCCATTGCATCCGGCAGGCCATGATTTGTTGTTCCAGATCCGCCACCAGGAATTCAGGAATCCGCAGCGCGCGGGACTTCCCGCCCTTGGCCTCATAAATTGTCAACACCCGATCCTCAATCCGCACATCCTTCAGCCGCAGCGTCAGCATGTCGCTTTCGATCCGCATGCCGGTTCCTGCCAGCAGTCCCGCTTGCAATCGCGGCACCCTTGGCATGGTTTGCATCATGCCGAGGATTTGGCGCATCGTGAGCACCGAGCGCATTGGCTTCGATCGGTTGCGCTTCGGAAGATCAAATTCCCCAAACTCCTTCAGCAAAACTTTTTCATAGAAAAACTTCAGTGGATTCAAAGCGTGCCACACACTGTTCGATGAAATCTTTTTCACGCTGGCCAGGTGGTTCAGATAGTCTTGCACCCCGGTGATTTCTCCACGCTTCATCATCCCCGCAAACTCCGCGATCGTCGGCCCGTAGGTTTTTCGAGTATTCCGAGCCAGCCCCGCATTCAGCGCAGCCGTTTCGAAAGCCTTCATTACTTCTTCAATCGTTCTCATCGGATCGGATTTGTGGTTATAGACACTTATTGGTTCCTATAATTAACTGTTCTACAGAGAAATTTACGCGCCACACATTCCGGCGCATTCGTTGTTGAAGTCCTGCCACAGATCCATCTGCGGAAGAGGTTTGGCGAAGTCGATAGTGTCTAGCGGCTCCCTCAGTGGGTGGAGATACGGCACGCCGTCGATGCGTTCCACGCGTTCCATCGACTTTTGCAGTTGCTTCTCATACCAGACCGCTTGCGCGAACGCTTCCGGCTCGTCGGTCTTGAGTCGCTGCCATTCCGCGTTTGAGTGATACGGGCAATAGGAGCATGACGATCGGGGAGGTTCGGGGTATCCGGCATCCTTCATCCATTGCAGACAGTCGCGGCGGGTCATGCGCTTTTCCAGTAGCGGCCAGCGGTTTTGCGTCCATGGCTTGTTTGCCATCTTCACCCGTTGCAGTTCATCCATGCTCATCCCGATCCACGTTGTGACCGTTGGCGGTGCGCCTTTCTTGTGACGGCGGATTCCAGCAAGCTTTTTAGCTTCGCGTTCCAGCACCGTGATTTTGAAGTCCAGCGTGCAGGCGCGGCTCATTATCCCGTTGGCGTGTCCATCTCTCAGCACATAGGCGGGGACGGCGTGTTTCAGGTAGTTCAGTCCTGTTGCCTTTGAAGTCCTCACTCGCAGGGATGCTTCCGTGAGGTCGCCTTTCGTGACGCGCAGCACGGGGAACGGCAGTTGGGTTTCCAGCCAGTCCAGCCACTTATACACGCTTGCAGGCTCGGCTTGCGTATCTGCGAAGATTGCAGCGTTAGGCATTGGCGTGATTTCACCCTTTGCCGCCATTAGCGCGAGGCATGATGATTGCACGCCAGCCCCTAACGAGAGGATGGTGTATTCGGTGTCTTGGGGTGGTTTGAAGCTCATAAAATTAAGATGTAGAACAATGGGATGCTGGCAACCGCCGGGAACGTCGCTCTTGAAGTCAGCATCTAGGGCGGCGGTGCCAGATCCCTAGCGTTCTGCCCAAGAAATGAATACTCCGATTGGACGCGCACCTCGAACTTGGCTTTCGCATCGTCGGGCACTTTCTCCCACGTTTTCGGGTGGCAGTGATACACTTCCCGTGGCGTGACATCCTTGAAGGCCGCACCGAGCGCGAACGACGATTGTGCGAAGTACGGCCGGTCTTCAAATGCGACACCCACCATCGCCGCTTTGTATTCGGCTTCCGCCTCTTTCCGTAGATCGTCGTCGGGTTCGTATCTCAATGCCGTGGCGAGTTCCACAAGTTCCCATTGTTTTTCATACCATAGCTCTCCGTCTATGTTGATTGGTGCCACATAGGTTTCCGGCATCGACTCGTCCAGCATCATAAGAGGCAGAACAAGTCGCTCCTGGCAACCCTCACCAGTCTCCTGTTTGAGTTCGGTTTCGGGCTTCGATGTATCATTTTCGGTTTGCATAGTGTTTTAGTGGTTAGCGGTGAGGGTGCCAGAGCTAGGCGTTCGCTAGAAAATGAAGAGCAAGCCCACATCGGCCTTTGGAGGCGCAATGAGTCCACCCGACGGCGGGAAGTTTGCCCGCCGCTTGGGCGAGTTCATCCTGAATTGTGGAGTATTGGAGTTTCATACTTATGCGTGGATGAGTTGTTTGTCGCCTCGATTTGAGCTTCCACCCAAGGCTACGGATCTATCTTGGTCTGAGAGGGTGGATTGGATACGCGAGACGCTTAAGAACACCACGTTGAGCAAGAGTCTTCGATCTGAAGTCAAGAAGGCGCTTACTGCCATCCAGAAGACGTATGAGCTTCGGAACATTGTGGCGCATAATCCGATGATGTGGGGGAGCCACGAAGATGGGACGCTGTTTGCCATTATTCCGAATGTGAAGAAGTCGCTCAGTGGCGAGCCTTCTAAGATTGTGGAGTTTGCGGACATCGAAGTGGCTGTTTCTACGACTGAGGCTGTTTATCGTCGGATGCAGGATCTCCTCGGAAGAGTTGCGGCGGATATAGGGATTCAGGCACCCCCATGTCCCGATACATCTTCCGTTCAAGCGCCTCCACAAAGCTGACCTTCCCCTCAGATGAAGAAAGAAGCGAACAAGACGGTAGTGGCAACGGCGGGCAACGTCCTTCTTTCGCTTCGCTCTGTCCGCCCTCTTTCCGCCGTGCCACACCTTTGACGTTCATGGCCTTCATTTCGGGCGCTTTTTGGTGGCACGGAGTTCCCGAAGAGCGCCTTCCTGCATCCATCGATGCGGGACATTTCGCCCGGTTTCCCATGCGGTGATTTGCCCCGTGCCGAGTCCGAGCAAGGCTTCCGCCCCGGCCTGTGTCAGGCCGAGGCGGTCGCGCTCGCTTTTGAGTTGGTCGGCGAAGCTCATGCTGTTTTGACGGTGACGCTTTCTCCATTTGCACCTTCGACCGTGACGGACGTTGGGCGGTTTTGGATTCCGGTGATCTTCGTGAAGATCTTGTGCTTGCCCTTGGAGTCGAAGCCCTCGAAGGCGAGGAGTGAGCGGAAGCCAGCGGCGGTGTGCTTGGTGACTTGCTTGGCGATGTAGGATTCGAATTTCATTTTCTTGTTTGGTTTGGTGTTGGTGTCGCTCAGTGGCAACACGCACAACTTACGAGATTCTCGCACAAGGTCAACATTTATTTTACGAGATTCTCGTTTTTTTTCGGGCGTCCATTTTCGGCCATGAACAAGACGCTGATGACAAGCGCCGGAAGCGCCCTGTCAGAAATCGGAGTTTTGCGCGGCGGTGCCATAGCTAGACGTTAGCCTCAGAGATTTCATCCCACAGGGAGGGCGGTAGCCATATGTCGTTATCCTTTGCCTCAAAGGCGTCTCCCGCCGTGAAGACGAGTCTGATTTCCCTCCCATCAATGGACCGCAAGAACTCGTCCAGATACTCCCGCTCGTCGAGCGGGAGGGCGGCGCGTTCGTGTGGTAGTGCTTCGTCGTATAGGGCGATCAGCCCGGTTTTCATTCGTGCGTTCATAATCAAGAAAGGCTAACAAGTGGATGCTGGCAACGGCGGGAAGTTGCCTGTTTGGTTTATTCGGAGTCCAGCGCCCGCCGCGCCAGATCCTTGTCGTTCTGCGGAAAAGTATCGCGCCACGCCCAGACATGGGCGGCGTGTTTCCGTTGTGCTTTTGAGATTCCAGACGAGTCCGTGAATGTTACAGGGTCATCCATTCTTTCGCGCCAGTAGGCGATCCAGATGGAATGCCAAAGACGCAGAACAAGTCGCGGCAGGACAACCGCCCATTTGCTTTTCAATTTCATATCGTTTTCCCTTCATGCGCGGCGGTGCCTGCGCTTTTTGCGTTCTGGCCACGGAATAGATCGCCTTGCGCGAGTTCGCGCTTGATCCGTTCCACGGCGTTTTTGAAGTGTTCCGGGTCTTTCTCGATGCCAATGGCTTTCCGCCCGGTGCGGATTGCGGCGATGATCGTTGACCCGCTGCCCATGTATGGGTCGAGCACGGTTGCACCTTCCGGCACCTTGGCTTTGTCCATGCACCACGCCATGAGCGCCACGGGTTTCTGCGTCGGATGAACGCGGGTCATCGTTTCCCCCGCCATGCTCAAGTCACGCTTGCAGTAGATTCCATGCCCGCCCTTCATCCACGCTTCCTCAGCATCACTCAGGAACGATCCGAAAGCTGCATCCATTCGCTTGATCCAGATCAGTTTGGTTCCCACTGGCAAGCGTGCGCCGAAGTGATTGGAGCCGAAGAGAACCACCTTTTCCCATGCGAGCCAAGGCGACGGGTCGAAGGGCTTGTCATCGTCGATGATGCCTTTCGCGTAGATCCTTGGATTCTTCGGGCGGCGTTTTTGGCTGGCTTCACTTCCACCCTTGAATCGGGCGTTTTCACACGGCCATGCCATCCCATATGGCGGGTCACTTATCACGGCATCCACGCCTTGCAGCGTCGGCGCAATGTCCATGCAGTCGCCCAGCCACACCTCAACCCCAAGAGCCAGAACAAGACGCTGCATGGAACGCCGAGGAGCGTCCTTGTCGAGTTCGGGCTGTAATTGGTCGGCGTCCATGAGCTAGGCGTTCGGCAGAGATGAAGATCCGCAGATGAAGCATGTCCCATCCATGGCTCGGCTGAAGTTGCAAACATGTTCGCGCAATTTGCGCTCGCGTTGTTCCGTCACCGTTTCTGGTTGGCGGATTTTCACCCACTCCCCGCATTCCGGCCCACGCTCCTTCCAGACTTGGAGTGAGCGCATGACTTGTCGTGCTTCAACTTTCTGCGCCATGTATCGGCTTTGATCGTCATCCGCGCCGTAGGCGAGCACCTGCATAATTTCCCAGCGGAATGACGGAGCGCCACGCCACCAGTAGAATCCGGGAGCATCGGGCCAGCCGAACAAGGCATCGCTGCCAACCGGCACTATCTTTTCAGTTTCTTTGCTCATGGTCGTTTCATTTGCTGCCGGTGGCAGGATTTTTGTCGTTCATTTCACTGGAAGAGAGGCGGGGGAAGAACCCCCGCCCGGTCGCATCATGCGGCATACCATCCGCCATTCCGCTTCGTGAACCACAGCACCCGCATCGAGCGGCTGACGATGGCGTAGCGGTTTGCGCCGTCGTAGTAGCGGACTTCGCCGCCCTCATTGCGCTTGTCCAAGTGGCCAAGGTCTTTGGCACCAAGAGCGCGGCGGGCTTTCTCTTGCTTGTCCGAGTGGCGATCCATTTCCTTGAGTTGCTTGTCGGTGGCAAAGATTGTTCCGATTCCGTTTTCTTGGATACGGTTTCCGTTGATGATTGCTGAGTTGATGATGGTTTCGAGTTGCATTGCAGTGGTTGGTTGACGGCGTTACTCTGTCCGCATTGCAGACACTTGGCAAGGATTATTTTCTGCATTGCATACTTTTTTTTATCGGGTATGGTTTGCCCATGACCTTCGCCGAATCGCTTGCCGAGTTTTCCGCCGCCCAGATCGTCGCCGCCCTTGGATGTCCCCGACAGACGGCCTATGCGTGGCTTGATGGCACGCGCCAGCCCCCCGAATGGCAGCAAGCGCTTTTCCTTGCGGCGATCCGTCGGCACGCGAAGAGAAGAGATGCCGGAAGATGACGGCAGAGAACAAGACGGTGATCCCGATGGAGACCCGCCCCGAGTCAGGCTTTCAGTGGTGGCTATCATGATTTTTGGTGTGGCTGGCTGGCGCTCCCGTCTCCACGGGATACCTCTGCGTTCGGCGGAACCAATCCCGGAACCAATCCCGGGAACGACTTACGATATTGGTCAGCATGAGATTCCACGAGGGTTTTCACGCACAATGCGACTGACTGCCCGGTTTTTTCTCCCCATCCATTCGCCCATATACAGGCGGCAGTTTCCTCTGATATTTCGATTTCAATTTTCATGACTGTTTCGTGTTTCGCTCGATACGCTCGACCAATACGCCCGACTTTACGGAACATCAAGAAAAATAATCATCTGTATGGTAAATATCGTTATTTATTTTTTAAACTTCCGCCTTGATGTTTCGTGGGGAATTGTCATTTTCCCCTGCATGTCCAAAATTTCCATTCCTCGCTTACTTAAAAAGAAGGACGTGGCGGCGGCGTTATCCTGCTCTGTGCGCCACGTCACCCACTTAATCCAGACAGGCAAACTCACGTCGATCAGCCTCGGCGCTAAAACCGTGCGCGTCACTTTTGATTCCCTTGAAAACTTTATTTCTGGAAAATGAACGCCATGGAAATTGACCCGTCTAATTACGACTTCGAGCCTGAAAACGCCGATGCTCCAGCGCCGGATTCAGCACCCGACGACATCCCTGAATACAAGCCGCCAGCGACAAATCCCAAGCCTGCCCCGCTCCGCTTGGTTCAGCCTGCGGAAATCATACCAAATCCTCCGCCGCATTCGGTGGGGAGCGAGAAAACGGTTCTTTCGCTGTATCTGACAACCCCGAAGCTACGCACAAGGATTGGAGATACCGTCACCCTCGATCATTTTTACCTACCTGCTCACCGCATCATGTGGGAGATTGCCACATCGATCCACTCAAAGGGCAAAGCAATCGAGCCTTCAAGCCTGCTTCAATATCTTCTCGACGGCGGCAATCTGGATCGCATCGGTGGCCCGTCAACCATCGCTGATCTTTGGTCCTACGCTCTCACTCCTGATGGACTCGATAATGCGCTGGAACTGCTTTCAACAAAACACGCTGCCCGCGAGGCTATCACCCAAGCACGCAAACTCATCCAAGAAATCGAAGAGTCGCCGGATGAAGTTATTGAAACCATCGGCAAGGCCGCCGTCGTTCTTAAGTCCACTGCGGATTCATCCTCCTTCGCCACGCCGCTTTTAGCGCGCGCTTATGAGATGGCATACCGCCCGGATAGTCCGCAACCTCCGGACGAAGTAGTGATGTCACTTGGAGATGCTCCGATTGCAGCTCAGGCAGGCTTAACGGTGGTTCAAGGCAAAGCCAAGGCCGGCAAGTCTGCCGTCGTCTCATCCATCATCGGAGCAGCCCTGCGCGGCAAATACGCCACCAAGGGCGACACCATCGACATCGAATGGACAGGGAAAGACCCAAGTGGAGCGGTGATCCATTTCGATACCGAGCAAAGTCCAGGTGACTGGTGGGGCCTCGCTACCAGAGGAGTCATCAGGTCCGGCATCAACCGCCCCGACATTGTTCAGCGACTCGTTTCGATCCCGCTCATTCAGTTCACCGTTAAAGAGCGCCGGTCCCTCCTTGGTTCCGTCTTGAGCGACCAAAACACCAAGATGGGTTCAATCAGCGTGGTCGTAATCGACGGTGTGGCCGACATCTGCCGTGATCCAAATGATCCGGAAGAGGCATTCGAGACAGTCAGGTGGCTCATGGAGTTGAGTCACAAATACTCCACCGCGATCTTCTGTGTGCTCCACGAAAACCCTTCCAGCGAGGATGGCAAGACGCGCGGACACCTTGGCAGTGAGCTTACCCGAAAAGCCTACGGCAACCTCCGGGTGGACAAGGACGACGACAGCGTGTCCGTCTTGTATGGTCCACTCATGCGCAAAAAAGACATTCCGAAGCACATGGGGACTTGTTTCGCCTGGAGCGAAGATGCCCGGATGCACGTTACTCTTGGATCTCAACGGGAAGTGATTGCATCCAAGCGCGAGGAGAAGGCCAATGAGGCTCAGGCTAAACGCGATAGGGACGACTCTCCAATCGTTCAAGATATCCTCGAAACACCCATGAATTTCTCTGATCTCACCATCGCCGTCATGGAGAGATTTGACGTTAAAAAGAGGGCCGCGGAAACCAAGGTTAGCAAGTGGACTGGTCGATTGATCGTCAAAACAAATGAGGGAAAATATGTGTTCAAGTGAACAAACCGCAAAGACCGCAAAGCTACCGCAAAGTTACCGCAGCTTTGCGGTCCCCGGCAGTGTTCAAATGAAAACCGCAAAGACCGCAAAGTAGGCCCCCTTTAGGGGGGGCCGTATTGCGGTCGTTTTCATCCTGCCGGCATGGCATCCATTTTCAGAATCACCACCTACCGCAAACCGCAAAGTTCAAAAAAGACTTTGCGGTAAAAATCAAAATCTATGAAAACACCAAAACCATTCGGAGATGTTCCGATCAAACTCGCCATGATCGCATGGACGCCCATGTCATCGAGAATCGGAATTCCGGGGCGCATCGTCGTGATCCCTCATCTGAACGACGACAAGGACTGGTTCCGCCATCTCGGACTCACCGACTCAACCGGAGCGTGTTGCCATTACTGGAGCAAGGCCACCAAGCAGCAGAGGATTCTTCAAATCTACATCGAGGCGTGGCATATCGTTTGCCGGGATTGGCTCGATCCGAAAGATGTTCATGAGGCGTTGACGGTCATTCCTGAATATCGGGAGACTCTTTCGGGCGATTCGTTCTTTGCTGACTTTAGAAAAAGTCAAACGATTGTTTGAATGATGTCGCATCGTCGGATCATGATTCAAAAATATGAATCGCCTCGCGTGCGCGGACGCGAGGATTTCGTTCTTGCATCAAAACTACATTTGCAACTAATTTGCGTTATAAACCTCGTTGAAGCAATCAACTCGAAACTCCCGGAAGGCCGCAGGCCGATCACCAGCCTCTCCCGCCCAGGCGAGATTAACCGCCAAATCGCCGAGGTGCTCGCCGACACCGTTTCGAGCGCCGAGGTAGGGGAGACGATCAAAAGCCTGCTCACGGCAGACAAGCGGACCAAGGAGGGCGGATACGAGCCAGACTGGCGAGCGCGAGAAGCTGGGGCAAAGCTCTGGCTCGCGTATCAGGTCGGCCTGCCCGTCCAACGCCAAGAGATCCACCAGACGGTCGTGAACAAGTCCGAAGAGGACAACATGCGCACCCTCCAGTCCCCGGCGATGCTTGCGGCGATGAAAAATCTGATCGCGCGGGTGGAAAATGTTCCACAGGATTCCAAAAAATAACCCCGTGGAACAGTGTTAGACGCTGTTTTTGTGAAATCAGATAGACGAAAGGCCCGTGGAACGCCCTAAAAAGTAGGGCTAGAGCGTGGAACACCGATTCAGCATTAACATCATTATAACAAGTACTGAGGTTTTTCCGGGATTTTAGCGCGATTCTCTTGACGAAACATCAAGACCGTGAATCTTCGCGTTCATGCACATCAAAAACATCGACGAGACATTTCCCGCCCCCGGCTATTTCCGACTTTGCAACGACGACGGAGAGTTCCGCGTGCTCGATGCCACTGGCCGCCGCTATCGCTTACGGCCTGAGTCCGGCACTCCCGTTGTCGGAGTCGCCGCCACTGGCACGATCAACCCTGCTGGCGCAGACAACTCGATCCTCTACACCGCCATCACCGCAGGTGCCGCAGGCAACGGGATCACGATCACCTACCTCATCAGCGGCGTCGGCTCTGCCGTCCTCACCGTTGTCACCACTGACCGCAACATCGTCGTCACTGCTGGCAGCGCGACTATCGCCTCCGCTGTCGTCACGGCCGTCAATGCTGATGCGACTGCCGCCGCTCTCGTCCTAGCTGCCGCGTCCGGCACCGTCACCGGCGCAATCGCTGCCGTGGCCGCAACCAACCTCACCGGAGGCGTCAATGCCACCACCGCGAGCAAGGGCGACCAGATGATTGATGGCGACTACCTCTACACCGCTACTGCCAACGTCGCCATCAGCTCCACCTCGGGCTGGGAAAAATCCGCCGTAGCTGCGGTCTAATGATAATTCTCCAGCGGTCCGCGCTGGCTGTCAGGTGAGTTGTTACACCTGACAGGCTCATACACTCAGACCCGGCGAGAGCGGACACCGGGAAATTTTCTTATGGATGCACCCGAATACATCACCGCGTTGGCCGAGGACATCAAAGAGACGATCGACGCCTATCGCGTCACTCATGGCCTAACGCTCGCCTCGGTTGTAGGTGTTCTGGAGGTGGTCAAGGTGGAGTTGATGCAGGAGGCGGAGTGATGGACATCGCCGAGCTTATCAAGGAAGCCGCTAAGTGGGACACCGCCGCTTGGATGGAGACAGGCGGGAAGATCGCTGATGACTCGGGCAATATCGTTAGCCCGACGTGCAACGAGTTCCAACGGGACGCTAGCGACATCATCAAGTGGTGCCACGAGAACGAGCGCCCATGCCGAATGATTATTCTCAAGCCTCGACGCAAAGGAAGCTCAACCGTTTCAGTGGGTGCTGGATACACGCGATTGCAGGCACAGCGCGCAACAGGGTGCATAGCGGGTGGATCACACTACCAAGGCGGCAAACTGTTCGACATGCTCAAGATCTACGCGAACAACGACACGATCAACCCGAAGACGTGCAAGGTGCAGGACATGGTGGCGCGATTCAACAATGGATCGAGCATGGACCGGATGACGCTTGCCAACGCTGCGGCTGGTCGATCAGGTGGCTATCAGTTCCTCGTCGTTACGGAAATGGCCTTGCTGTCAAACGAAGGCGTCGCCAATGCCCCGGAAGTGGTGAGCGGCCTACTGAAGACGGTGAAGTTTCTGCCGGATACCATCGTTATCCTTGAATCCACGGCATCCGGCGCATCCGGCGACTACTACGACCGGTATCAGCGGGCGATCACGTTCGAGGAATTCAAGGCCGGACAGAACGGTTACATCAAAGTGTTCTATCCGTGGTTCTCATTCAGGGACTCGCGCACCGATCCAGCAGGCGAGGCGATTACTAGCCCTGCCGACTACACCAGCTTCGAGAAGGAATATGCGGAGAAGTGGGAGCTGGATCTATGGCAGATGGCATGGATGCGGATGACTCTGCGTGACGAGTGTAATGGAAACTTCGACAAGTTTCAGGAAGACTACCCAAGCGACGAGTTCAGCGCATTCCTTCGTTCAGGCCGTGGCCGCTTCAGTATCGAAGGACTCGCATACCAGGACAAGCGCGCTCGCGAGAATCCGCGTGAGTTCGGAGTGCTGGAGTATCGCCCCGGACCTGACCGCGTGCAATGGGTGGCGACGACCGAGCAGCAAGCGCGGGTGGTTCGATGGGAGCAGCCGCGAATCGGATGCCGGTATCTCATGGCGATTGACCCGATGACCGGTGCCAGTCAGACAGGCGGCGATGACCCCGACAGCCATGCGGTGTTTGTGCTGCGTGCCGGATTCTTGCAGCACGGCGTGTGGAATGAGCCGGCGGTAGTCATGCGGAATATGCTCCATGCGGACGGGCAGAGGTTTGGCGATTGGTGTGACATCGACGTGCTCGAAGAAGAAGTCTGGCGGATGGCGCGCCACTGGCAGGCGTTGATCGTTCCCGAAATGAACATGGACAGAGGGTTGGTCGAGCTGCTGAAGCTGCGTGGCGACGTGGATATTTATCAACGCGAGATGTTCAACCGGCGCGAGCAGACGAAGACGACGGCACTCGGATGGATGACAGACCTGCGGACGCGACCGATGGTGATCGAAGGACTGGCACGGATGATCCGGGAGGCAGGCCGGGGGCAGGTGAACGAAGGCATCGAGATCCGTTGTCCATGGGCGATCAAGGAGTTGCGGAATTTCATCGTGAAGCCGAATGGGCGGAGCGAGGCGGCGACGGGGCATCACGATGATGCCGTGCTTGCGCTTGGATTTGGAAGCTATTGCCTGGACTCAGCGATTCCTTATCAGGAGCGGGTGAGGGAGTCGTATATGCAGCGGGCGGCGGTGAAGAGAAATCAATGGTCATGAGAAGCGTTCGGAAGAAACTCACCCGGAAGGATTTAAAAGAACTCCCACTCCGCCCATACCCCGGCATGGTGTTCGTCACCAAGAGTCGGAAGGCGTTCGAGCGTGCAGCGATGGAGTTGTTTGGGCGCGAAGAAGACCTCAGCGGGAAAGCCGGGAGGTTTCTTATGGAGCCGTCATGGTATCATCCGCACACGTCGCTGGTCTGGTATTCGAGCCATGCGGTATTGGCGCACGAGCTGGCGCATGTGATCTTCGGTATCTTTGACGCAGTAGGGATTCGCGCCGAAAGCGGGAACGAGGAGCCATTCTGCTATCTATTGTCGCAGTTGTTTATGGAGGCTACGGAGAAGAATGGTTGACATCCACCACGACGAAACGTAAAGACGTTCAGCGCGGGTGACGAAAGGCTAGTCGGGACTCTCATACGGTTCATTACTCGGTTCGATTCCGAGTCGCGCAACCAAAAGGGCTTGTCGTTTGATTGCACTGTATTTGGCAGCAACCGATTCTGATTTCAAGCGACTCGCCCACCAAATACCCAGAATAGCTCAGCAATGAGAGAGCGGCGGAATTCTAAACCGCAGGTCGTCGGTGCAATCCCGACTTCTGGTCCCATTTTTAGCAACAGCGGGAAGCCCCGCAACCATAATGGGCCACTTCCGGTTTCGACAGAACAGAAGGCCCTCACGATAGCATGCAGAGGTTGATCGGTTGGCCTCTTAAAAGCCGATCACGAATCCAAATGGCAAACATCAGTTCGCCCCGACCGTCGCAGAAGCCGACGCCATCCTTGCCCGTTTCGGTTATGCCGAAGCTGGTGAACTGGCCGCAGCCTAAGCCTCGGAAGGTAACGGTCCCCGGAATGATCCGATAACTGGGAGACTTCAAAGCGGATCAAAAGACAGTCTGAGTCCTGCCGATGATTCAGTGGTGGAGGCTATTGGAAGAATCGAAAGATGAAGCCAGTCGCCCTCAAGGACTCCGGCCGCCTTGTAAAATCCGGGTTGGAGATAAGCATGTTTGAAGTTGTGAGGAGAATCAGTTCTGGACAGGGGTTCGACTCCCCTGTGGTCCACCATTTTTCTTGACGAAACGTAAAGTTCATGAATCGTCACAGGCATGGCAGCCAAGGACGAAGACATTGGAGGAGTGGGGCAACGCGCAGCAGGAGCCGTTGCGGCGAACAAGCTGGAGATTGTTGAGGGCTATCCAGGCAAGGAGAAGAAGAAGGAGGAAAAGAAGAAGAAAGGTGCCGTGAATCAGATCCAGCCGCCGACCGATGACGGAGTGGTGAAAGATCCGAAACTCTACGCGAAAGCCCGCGCCAAGCAGTCGATGTTTTCAGGCTCCGGGCGTGTGATTACGCCGGGGAAAGACGGCAACGACCGCTTCCAAGGCCGGTATCAGATGGGCCGTTTTGCAGGCAAGACGCCGGAAGAGGCGGATGAGATTTTTGAAAGGACATACGAAAAAGCCACCCCCGCCCAGCGCGAGGTGTATGCGAAGAAGGCCGACCCCGGCGCAGGCATGGCCCCGAGCGAACGAGCGAAGCAGTTGAAGCTGCAACGGGACAAGGAGGCGAAGGAGAATCCGGTTCCGCAGGCGAATGCGAAGGACGAGAAACCCGCCCCCGGCGCTGACTTCGAGAAGCTCACCGTATCCCGCCCACACAATTTCAACATGGATGCCTCGGGACTGGCCACCGGTCCTGATGGGAAGATCAACGCGATTGGCGATGGATCTACGAAGGATGGGAAGTGGATTGCTGCACTTGGAAACGACGCAAGCCCGTTTGCCGCGATGGACGCGAATCCATACTCCCAAGCCGCGAAAGACGTTGCGAAAAATCAAGCCCTCGCCACCGAAAACACGGCACGAGAAAAGGCGACAGCCGAAAGGACCGCCCAGATGAAGAGCCAAGGTCAGGCCGCCGCCGTAGGACTTGGGGTCCAACCTGCTCCGACTGTCGGGCCGCCAGCATTTGTCGGACCGCCAGCTTCAGCAATGAATCCCGCGCCCAACGTCCAGCCCAACGTCCAGCCCGCCGCTGCCGCAGTTACATCTGCCGCTACTCCCTCCGCACCCCCGTTCGTCGGACCACCCGCCCCCGCCCCCGCCCCCGATAGCAAATACGATTTTGAACCCGGCGAAGGCAAAGAACTCACAGGCATGGTCGGAGGCCGCAAGACCTACACCAAGGCTGACACGTTGTATGGCGCAGCGAAGCCGCCGATGGCAGCACCGTCGCTTGACGCCATGCGCGCCGACTACCAAGCCCGCAACCAGAACGTCGCTGCCGCCGACCGCGCCTTGCCGTCGTCACTGAGAACCCCGACGGCACCAACTCCCGCCGCTCTCCCGATGCGCGGACCCGCCAGCCAACCAGCGGCCGTCACCGCGCCACGCGCAATCGTGAAGCCGAACCAAGACGTGATGAATCAGCACGCCTCTGCCATGGAACGCCAGCACGCTTACGGCGCAGATCCGGCACTGGCCAAGGAAACGCAAGGGATCTTCAACAATGCCGACGTGAACACCCGGAACGCCATCGGCGGTCAGGTGGCACTCCGGGCGCAGGGGATTGACAAGCCGGCCATTCAGAAGCCGCAACCAGTCTCCCAGCGCGTAGTCGCCCAACGTCCGGCCACGCCGGAGGAACTGCGGACCGGTAAAGCGAGAATTTAATAACGGGCATCCCCGATAGGATGCAAACGACCGCCGGTGGATTCCGGCACCAACTCAATGAACACTCATGGATGATGAAATTTTCCGCCAGAAAGGGCCAGGCGTTGCGCGTGGCGAAGCCGTCGATGCGAATCCGAGTGAACGGAGTGGTGGCGGAGGGTCCGGCACACCGATTTGGAAGTCGTTTATCACCAATGAATCCATCAACAAGCGGGACCGCGTAGCGATTGCCAACGAGCAGCGGGCGATCGCATCGAAGGACAACGAATCTTCCGCTCCCCACGAAACATGGGGAGGCGACAATGGCCGCCTACTGAGAAAAACCCGCAACGGCATCGAGCAGTTCGACGCGGAACTCTACACGGAAGATCCGAACGTCGGCGGATTCGCTCGCAAGAGTCTGTTTGACCGCGAGAAACGCACGGCGGCCGCCGAATACGACTCGCACGCTTTGCGGTTGGAAGATCCGGCGTTCAAGGCGAAGCAGTTGAGCAAGAAGGCTCGGGAGGACATCGAGCTGGAGGGTTCCGTGCTGGCGGAGACCGATCCTCGACACAAGCAGCTCAAGGCCCAACTCGTCGCCGACGACGAATACCGCGCCGAGCGCGCCGACTTGGAGCAGCGGAAATACGACGCCAAGGTCAAGGCGACGAATCTTGGCAACACCGACCATGAATCCTGGTGGTCAAGCCGTGAGGCTCCCGCCCCGGTTGATCCGGTGCAGACCGCCGTTGCTCAGCGTGATGAAGCCGACGCCGCCGATCAATCGGCGATGGAGGAAGAGAAAGCGTTAGGTCAGGAATTGGCTGGCGGTGTTCCCGCCGCTCGCTTGCAGGAAATTCAGGCGCGTCAGGCGGAAATAGCCCAGGCCCGCGCACTGGCCGGCGAGAAGAAGGTGGAGGCGGGGCAGGCGATTGAGGGGGTGAGGCAGGAGGCTGAAAAGAAAGATTTTTTTAACGCGAAGGATACGATTTCGGGCATCTGGGATGCTGTTAAAGGACTTGGCGTCACCGCGCCTGCCGCGTTCTACCAACTGGTCGAAGGCATGGAGCGTCCCGACCAGTATTCGGATAGTGCCAAGAAGGCATTTGCCGAGGCGGATGCGTTCAACGCGGAGATGCAGGCCAAGACGGCAGCGAATCAGGCAGCGGGAACATCCTCGTCCGTGGGTGAGAGTTTCCGTGAAGCAGGTGGGAGCCTTGGCTTCTCGCTTGGCTCGATGGCTGCGGCAATTCCTGCGAGTATGGCGGGGACTAAAGCAGGTGCCGCTACTGGTGCCGCTATTGCTGCCGCCGCTGGCTTTGCTGGCCCCCAAGCCCTCACTCCTGAAGAAATTGTCACTGTTCCAGTCGGCGCGGGCATCGGCGGTCTCATCGGCGGCGTGACCGCTGGCATGGCCGCATCCGGCACAGCGGCCTATCGCATGGCTGGGGCGTCGTTCCTCAATGAGTCGTTCCAA